ATTAGGCAGGAGCCTGTACTTATTGTATGGGTTCGGCAGATTGAAGGTGGATGAAGCAAAGGTAGAGGGTGTTAAAAAATCGTTCAGAGGGATTATTAACTACCAAGAGACGATGGGGAGGGTAGTTCAATGACGGACGTATCCGATTTGGAAGCACAGCTTGATGTAGTTGATTTTTATTGCGATAGAATAGACATGAGGCTCTTCGTTGAAGAGCGCCGACACCTAGAGGAGGAGATCAAGTGAACACCGACATATGCGCAGTAACACAGTGTCCCACCTATCAGCCACCGGAGCCGCCTGAATCTGTAACGGGCGTGTGTGGCCATTTCATGTGGTTTGATGAGAGCTTTGATACGTTCTGTACGAAATGCCTTGAGCCTTGCTGTAAGGAGTGTTTGGAGTGGAACGATGGGTACTGTAAAGATTGTTGGGGGTTGTTACATGAAAGGAAAAAGGAATCGAAATGTGTAAAGTAAAAGATCATAACCATATAATACGGTTCGCTTTTTTTCATGGTCTTAGATGCGTTGGTAAAAGTGGAGTTCCTTTGATGATCTCTAATTATATCATAAGTAACTATTCCCTTCTAAGCGTTGAAGACATTGATCATTTTATTAGCACTATAGATGAGTATGATAAGAGCTTTGAGGAGGGGTACCTTGCGGATGATTGGTATGAGCTAAAAGAGTATCTAGTCGCGCAAAAGAAATTAGGAGGAAGATAGACAATGTTTGAAAAATTAAGATGTATGCTTTTGGGGAAGTCTATGCGTGATGTAAATCTGCAGATAAAGGCTACCGGACATGGAGATGAGAGATTATGAGTGAATTATTTTCATATAATAGACATGGTATTGTCGTTACTGTAGAAGAGCCAAATGAAGATGCTACAGAAGAAGAGAAGCTAGCTTGGAAGTGCCTAATTGCAGTGAGAGGCGTTTTCAAATCAAAAAAAGAAGCAGAAGATAGGGCTTTTTATAGCAGAAAAATAAAAGTTACTACGGGATCACCTCAAAAGAGTAAAAAAGTAAAAAAGTAAAACCTCTTTACCTCTTTTACTCATTTACTTTTTTATGGAAAAGAGTAAAAAAGTAATGTATAATGACCTCAAAAACTAATCACAGGAGGCATAAAATGGCACAAATCAATTCGCTTAAGGACATAAAAATCATAAAAGGAAAGTCCGAATCAGCGTCTAAAAAAAATGGTTTACGAAAGAACTCGATCAAGAGAAAGTGTACACTTTCATTAGACATAGGACTGCATCAGCAACTTAAAAAAGAACAGATGACGCGAGAGTTGAATGATCCCAATTTTAAGAAACCATCGTTGGAGGACATCATCTTAGAATGCGTAATAAAACATTTAGGATTTAAAAATGAGCTTTAGTGACTTGGATAAGATAATTAGAAAAATGGTTAAAGGGAATAAGATCCATTGGAGTGACAAGACAAAAGCAGTCGCCACTTTTGTTTTTAATTTGATGCTCCTTATTGGCCTATATGGGGGGTTTATTTACGTGATCTCACTCATGACAGCATTCTATAAGTGATATGATCTAAGTACCCTGTTTTTTGACGCGCTAAGGGTGCCTACCCGCTTTGCCCTTAGCGCCCTCCGCCTAATCGTCTAAACACCCCGGAAAAATACATTAGCTATATATTGCATCTCTTGAGAAATAAGAGTATAGTAGAGTACATAACAAAAGAAAGAAGAACAGATTTATGCAGTTGACAAAGACAGAGCTTGAGCACATGTATTATTCAATGACCAATAGGGAGCTTGCTAATAAGCTTGGTATAACGGTGGGGTATGTGCATCAACTTGTTGAAAAACATGGGATTAAAACAAAGGGAAAATCATTCAAACCAGGTAGAAGGTTTGTTGTTTTGGAAGGGTAGTTTATGGATTGGATAAAGGTCAAGGTAAATCATATTATCCACGAATATGACGATTTGACGGACAAAGAGTTTAGGGCATGGATGAAAATCATGGCCGTAACTGCATTTCTTGAGCATGATCCAACGCAGAAGCAAATCCTGAAAGAGTGCCACCATAAGACACTTAAAAGTCTTCAAGAAAAGCTCAAGGATCATTCAACAGACCTTCAAGACATCGCCAAGAAGGTCTTAAGAGACGTCCAAGACGTCAGTAAACAACGAGATATGTCGAAGCTTAGAAAGAGGCGTCAAAGGGAGCTTGAAGACACCAAGGAAATTGATGATTCAAGCCTGGACAATGAAGATGTCACGCGTGACGTCACGGAGTCTGTCCAAGGTGACGTCACTATGGACGTCCCAGGTGACGTCACGCTACAGAGAAGAGAAGAGGATAGAACCATGAAAGAAGAAATCCTATCGTCTTCTTCTTTCTCTGTATCAAAATCTCCAAAAAAACAACAACGACGACTACTCTCCATGCTAGAAACATGTCGCAATGGCAACACAGACTGGGAGTCGTTGTCGTCGTTTTTAGATTATTTAGAAGACATACAATCCAAAATCGGGGAAATAGAGCCTGATAAACAGCTAAGTTTTTATAAAGAAAACAAGAAAATGCTGAACGATATGGCCTTAATTAACGCTGAAGAGGCACGAGACAAAAAGAAAAATACCCAGAAGCCAGTGGTGGATGTGAAAGACTACGCCACCGGCATAAAGCGCAATGTGCTTAACCGGGAAAGCGACCCCGAAGAGCTAGTCGAAAGCTTAGAGGCTTATATCGGCAAATTGAAAGACAAAAGAGTCACTGTGTGGAGAGACTATCAAACACAAATAATCAGGGACGAAAATCAGCATTTTTCACCCCGTGACATTGATGAAAAAGTACACGAAAAAATGGCAGAGTGTCCGTATTTGTAGTAAAATGAGGCTGGTGATATATGCTAAAATTCATTTTTTCACGCAATAAACATAAATACGAATTCAACATGGCCCCCGTGAACTGGACGTTTGCAGGAGACCGAGTGAAATCCTTCGTCAAGAAGGGCGAGACCATTGCCCACCCCTTCCAAAACCAGAAAGACAACCAACTCCCTAAAATAAAATTCCGACAATGACGAATTTGGATGTGCGATGCCCGTCAGATACTTCACCAGAACACGATAATCTTTAATCAGTGGGCCAAACGGATAAAGAACAATGGCATACTATGACAACGACAACAGACGGTCCTCTGTACTTAACACAAGGCACTGTGTGTTGATCCCGCTACAAAAAGGGGGTGTGGTGTGAGGTGGTAAACGGCGGGGCGCTCTCTTTTCTTCTAGCCAAAGTAGACGCCCTACACATACCCGTAGAGTTTTTCCCCACCGTGATGATCGTATTAGACATTCTCGCGGCCCTGGTATATCTCGCTAAGGGCAACGTCCGAATGTCACTTTACTGGGTATCAGCAGCGGTCTTAACGGCCTGTATTACCTTCGAGTTTTAGAGGACGAAAACGGCGATAATAACAATCGCTAAAATAATGTCAAGTTCCATACAAACTCCCAAATAAACAGAGTGAATCGAGTGAGTGCTGATACGATGGCTACGACTACGACATAACCTAGTACAACTGCGGCTACAACTGCGACATAACCTAGTACAACTGCGACACAACCCAGTGAAAATTTTGTGAGATTTAGTAAAAAAAACTTAAGATTCACGCCGTGGCTTTGGCGGTCTTTGGCAGTTCATCCAAATCAGTGATATTACCGTTCAGGTCGCTTATGTCACCTTTCAGTGAGGGCTTGATATATCCCTTCAGCGTGATCTTTGAGCGTCCTGTCAAGCGTGATATATCCCCAATGAGGCCCGTGGGGTCCCCTTCAAAATCCCCGATGTCTCCAAAGACTCGTGAGATATTCCCTTCCAATTTGGATACGTCGCCGCGAAGCATATCCTTGGCCATCGCATCATCATAGATAAACCATATCCCGTCATGAGAGGTGCTTCCAGGTAGTACCCCGACAGTGGCTTCGTGCCGAGTTTTAGATTTTACAGAGTCCACTTTTGAGAGTGACCCGCAGATATGTGTAATATCCCCCTCGATGAAATCCACAAACCCATAAACGTGAGTGGCCTTCCCTGATAAGTTAGACATCTTCCCACGAAGGTTAGAGATGTATCCCCTAAGGTTTGTGACGTCCCCTTGGAGGGAGCGGACCCGTCCTTTGACGTGGCTACAGTCCCCCCTTAGGCCATAGGTATCACCCGTCAAATCTTCGTGCGGACCGTCTATTTTGAGGCCATCTACGTAATGATATAGAACTTCAGTCATGAGCACATTGTACAATATTTATTAGACATCGGGTGCATTATCCGGTCTCATAATCTCTTCCCAGTCTGTAATGTCCAATCCACGACATATAAAAGTCAAATTATCGCACCCAACACACTTGCACGGATCATCCAGGCACCATATGCCTGTTAAGTCCTGCTTTTTAATTTTGTTGTTCTGATTAACCATTAGGCATCTTTTTTCCTTTTATTTTTTTTAGGAGGAAGATGTGAGTTAGTTTCAGAGTAACTTTCTTCAAGCAGTTTGAATCCGTCCAATATTCTATATCAATGATTGGACGCACAATTTCTGAAATAAGTTGACGACCTTCCCAATAGTAGTCGTCTTGAACTACACAGCCATAAATGAAATATACCTCTCGATCAAGATAAAGTGCTTTTTCACCAGGTTCCCACTGATCGACGAATTTTTCGAGAGTACGGATATTTTTTCGGTGATCGTCGACAATTTTATTGGATTCAATCCTTCTGAGTTCTAATTGTTCTTCTTTTTCCTGTTTGCGCTTTTTAAAAAACATTAGCCAGTCTCCTTACAGTGTTTATTCTCAAGGGCTTCTATCGCGTCACCCAGAGAGAAAACGGTACCAGAAAGATCCTTTCCAGTTGTTTCTGAGTCAATACTCATTAAATCACGAGCTGCATTTACAACGTCTCGGGCTTTGTCATAGATTTCCAACAGTTCAGGGACGGTTTTAATTGCATGCATATCGTCTGGTGTCGCCTCAATGTCTGATTTAACATGAAATGCTGGATACCCTTCCCCTTCGACGTACCCTACATAAGGGAGCCACGGCCCCTTAGTTATTTTTGATTCAAACATTAGCCAGTCTCCTGAAGCTCAATATCATCTTTGCACCAGGGACAGAATTTGAACTTGTCCCAGTGTTGTTCTCGGTGTTTAAAGTCGTAGTTGCACCAATTGGGCATATGCCAGCAGCACCACTCTGTTTTACTTATGTGTTTCATTTCTTACCCTTCTCAACTGCTGCGTCTACTACCTTCAGTTTCTTTTTAATGTCCAGAACTAGGTGAATGGCAGACGCGGGGATGTCGTGTTTGTCCAGTTCGTGGATTAATTTGCGCGTTGTCCCTACTAAATCACCCAATTTCCCAGCGAAATCGGACAACCCATTAAAATTAGCTAATAATGCATCGAAGTTTTGATTCAGTTTAAAATACGCGTCTATTTTATTTGTGTTCATTTTTATTTGTGTTCATTTTTTAGTTGCTTCTTTTTTGATATCGTCGATTCCCTTTAAGTCCTTACAGACATCACAGTGTCTTCTTTAAATTCAACACCTGGAATGGCCATGGCACCCTTAATCCCTGCTTTTGCAATAGCGTTTAACTGTTTTTCATCAAGGACCATGTAGGATCTTGGAATTAAAGCCGCATCCGTTACCACCCATTTCCAGACGGTTTTAAATGATTGACCACTGGTCTTTGGTGGGGCAGAGGGGGCCACGACGGCAACCGGAACGATGGTGTCTTTTACAGTCATTAAATCCTCTGCCTTCTCTGTTTGGCCTTTTTTCAGAGCCTTTTGTGCCTGTGCCTCAAGTTGAATGGCTTTCTTCTCGGCGTCTCTTCGAGCCAGTTCATTAAGCCGAGCTTGCTCTTGCTGTGCCTTGCGTTCCTGTTCCGTATGGTATGACACAAGGGCTTTCTTAAGAAAGCTCTCTGCCTGAAGAAGAACCGTTTGCGGTGTTTTGAAGTAGTTGTTTATAGCCTTCAGTGCCGCATTCATTGGGGCTGTGATTGTTTTACGATCGTCCTCTATGTCTTTGTAGCGCGATTTCACTTTCTTTAGAAAGTCACCTGCAGTCTGGTATTGCTGGTTATCCGTAATCGTCAGGGAGGTTACTTGTCGTAGCAGCGATTCCGCTTCTCGAGCTTTTTCTACCACTTCTGGGGGGATACTTACTTCAGATGTTACCGTGTCGTTTGTCATTACTTAACTCCTTTGTATTTTTTGATGTTGAGCGCAGACAGAAAGATGTTCCAATCGCCCACGCTTGTGTGTTCCTTCAAACTGTACGTATCCCCCGATATGTAAAGACACGCACGGTGTATCTTCCTTCTGAAATTAAACAGCTCACGAAACGCTTTTTCGTAAGCGGCTGTCTGGATAGGGTGTGAGACCCCTTTGGCGCCCGTCTTAATGTCAATAATCCAATGCATACCATGGATGAGGCATACCCGGTCCAGGGTTCCTGCGTATAGATGCTTTTTACTGACTACTGCCAACTCAATGTATTCCGGTAGTATATAGACTTCATACGCCGCTTTAAAGTCGCGCCATGCACGTAAAGGGGGTTCCAATTTTGGGTCATTGTCCTCTCCCAATATACCCCGATCGTCAAACTCAATAATGGAATGCACAGCCGTTCCAAAGTTCATAGCCCGGGTTAGCGTTTCAGAATCAATACCGGAGAAGTCGGACAACCCAGACGACTCCAGGACGCCTGTAACCCCCGGAATTTTAGGCCCCTCGTAGAAATAGGAGTGTGAGTCATCGTCGTACTCTAAACCCGGCGCATAGTCGAATGTTTGGCGGTCCATAGTCACGCTTTCTTTTGACAGTCCATACAGAGAACCCGTTTAAACTTCTCCTCACTGAACGTTTTTACTTTTTCAGTAATCGAGGTAGCGCACTCGGCACAACTAAGGGATGATTTTGGCTGGGATACGTCTTTGGGATGATCTTTTGTTTCCGAATTTGTTGACTCGGAGTTGTCGTGGTCTGATTGATCAAACACATCAGAAGCCGCCGTAACGCGCAGTGTGATCCCAATGATCGCACGTTTCTCCGCCATCTTTAGAACAGTGTTAGCGATGTCTTCCTTCTCTTTTTTCACCTGCTTGATCTTATCTACCTCACTACTCTGGTACCTTTTTTTATACTTGATGCGCCGTTTGCTGTCTGGTTTTTCGTCATACTCCTCATTACAAATCGAGGCGACCCACTTGTATTTTTCTTCATTACTGGACGCTTCTCCGTACGCGGATCCAAGAGAGAGCCCAGACTGACGATGTATAGCGGTTGCCTTGATGCGATAGGCCACAGCGTCTTCCGTGGACTTGTCTTCAATATCAATGTTGACGCTTATACCAAACGTCAATAATAGCTTCTCAGCGCCCGGCTTCCAGAGGCTATGCTTCTTTGTTTGGGGGATAGTGCCGTAATGGACATTCTCTTTCATGACAGACGCCATTAGTTCTTGAATATGCTCGATCTGTTTTTTCATCGTATTCGCTGGTAAGGGCCGATCTTCGTAAAGGCTTATAAGCCCACCTTCTTTATTTGGTAAGTCGTTCATTTATTTTCTCCTTTAGTTTAGTTGACAAAACAATTCATTCTCACCCATCACCTCATCAAACAACAAGTCAAACCACGAGTCACGTTGCTGATCCCTAACGGCCTCTATTCCCGGTCTTTCAGAGTCCAAGTCATCAGCCGGGAAAGTAATCGTTACTTCACGCATGTTAGGACGCCTTTCATACCGAATAACTGGCCTTCCAGGTGATCCTCAATGTGGAGGTCCGGGTACTGTATTCTAAAATCCAGCAGGCTCCATCGTTCAGCAAGAAGCTTCTTAGCAGGTAGCTCCCCATGAAGCTGTTGGTGTGTCTCAAAGGCACGAGACCCTAAATAAGAACGAATAAATGCCTCCGATCTCCTTAAATCAGAGTCAATGTCGGATTGACTACTCTTTTCAAATGGGTTTAAACTTAACATGCTTTATCATCCTTTCCTTAAGTGATTGATTAGTGCTGGGAGAGATGCCGTGCTTGCGTCTCTCCCTTTTTTTGTCCCCCCGTAGATATCGCGTCCTCCTTTTTACTCTAGTTATGTCACCATAATACAACAGTGTGACTATACATCCAATTGAAATTCTCTGTTTTATATGACGGTAGTGTTGTATTATTATGGAAGACGTGTTACAGTGGGGATGTCAGAGTGGCGGAAAAGGTAGACGCAATAATCAAGGATCGTGAGATGGCTACCCAAGGAATCGAGATTTCTTGCAACAAACTCTCTATGCCGAGTTGATGACTAGAGGCAAACGACCATGCAGGGTGACTATACGATAGAAGTGAGCTTGTTCGGTAGCTGAGAAATGCGATACGGCGCGGGCAAGGATCAACCAAAATGAGTATGATAAGTTGGTTGAGCAAGTTAAAAACGAGGCGTCGCTACACGCCTACACTTCGACAGGCAAATCCCTGCCTCTGACACTAAAAAAGGAGCACGGTTATCAAGAAGAACATTTTCTCCATTACAGATAAAGATATAGCTACACTCGAACTGACTAGCAAGACATTGCCAAATGGCCAGATCATGGCCAGATCATGGCATGGTCAAATGTGGATGCACCAAACGTACCCATCAAAAAAGGGTCTAAAATTACGAAAGTTATGGCGGAGGTTGGTGACAGAAACCCTCTGGGCTCTCTCGGCACCGTAGTGGGGAGTATTGGGCCGTTTAAAGTTCCAGGGGTGACATCCATGTATTCCTACTTCATTGAGTGGGATAGATTCCCTGGTATTTTCGTTAGTTGTATTGAGTCCAAGGTACGCGCCGCCACACCCTGAGCGGAACATAAAAAGCAACTAACCCAAACAAGTGGAAAAGTGGACTAAAACCACCCACTGTGCTACAGTATCTATGTGGAAGGTTGAGCAAGCATTTACTCGACGTTCTACATGAAACCCCAACTAATAAGACAACCCAAATTGGACATGTAATCCACGTATAGGGAACGCCTTGTCCTGCAAAAACCCCTTAATGAATAGGTAGGCATATGGTAAAGTGCGCTATGCCATATAAAAATATAGAAGACAAACGTGCCTATTTTAAAAGATGGAAGGCCCGAAATAAAGATAAGGTTCGTAGAGGGAAGCTTATCGAGTACATAACCCGAAAAAAGCATCCTTTTAGAATGACTTGTTCGATCAATGGGTGTAATGAACTGGGTGAACGTCATCATGTTGATTATGATCTACCAGAGGAAATAATATGGTTGTGTAAGACACATCATGAAGCAGAGCACCATAAAATTGTCCGTCTTTGTAAAATTGAAAACTGCGGTCTCAAGCATTTCTCTAAGGGATTTTGTAACCGGCACTTTCTTAGGTGGAGAAGGGGGGCATTGGAACCTCATGTTTATGTTGAGCTGGCAGCTTAAATGAGAAGCGCGCGGCTCATAACTGGAAGAGTGTAAGTTCAAGCCTTACCTAGCCCACCATTTCCGAGTAGCTCAGTGGTAGAGCGGAGGGTTGTTAACCCTTGTGTCCTTAGTTCGATCCTAGGCTCGGGAGCCAATGGGCTGTGTTTACTTAAAGAACCCCAGAATAGTATCTTTACCGATAATGAGACTCACTATAAAACCGGCTAATATGAGCGCCCCACGAAACTTATTGATATAGGTAGTAAAGACTTTTACAGCCTCTTCTAGCTTTTTCTCTAGCTTAATGACCCGATTGTGCAGCCCGATCTCAGGGGCATCTTCAGATCCTACTAGGATGGTCTTAAGTGACACTAAATCAGTCTGTAATTCCCCCATCCGTTTGTAGATAGCTTGTGCTGTTTTTTCAGTCATTGCTAACACAACTCCTTTCCACTAAGAGAGCTGCCCGTTCTTAGGATCATAGGTAAACGAAATAAAAGGCGTTTTGATTTCAAATTCTTTACCCACAATATCGTAGTTCAAATTAATATTCTTCCAAAGGCCGCCAGATGTTTTAGTGATGGACTTGGCTATCTCAACACTCGCGTCTTCGCCTAAGAGCTTGTAAGAGTCGTCAATGTGGGAGATAAGGGACAATAGGCCCTTCAAAAATTTGTCATCTGCTTTTGTCTTCGTTAACTTAGAGAACATTAACATCAATTTGAATAACCGGCGCCCGTTCTTTCCTTGTAACCGAGAAAAGACCCACTGAGCTGCAGTCCACAAAGATGACCCTATTTTCTTTAGTAATTTCATTATATTTCCTCCACAACTAATACACTCTCAGGTAACACGGCTGCCTGATATAAGTCGTTGTATATACGAGTATAGCAGTTTTTAGAGCTTGTCACATAAGCCTGCGGCACTGTTGGGTCTAGGCTCGTAATGGCTCCATTACCCACCAGTGGGCAACCTTCTGATTGGGACGCCTTATTCCCTATATGAAAGTAAACGAACTCAAAGTCCGGGATGCCCTTAATCCAGATCATACCCTTATGAAACTTAGGAAACTTCTTCGCGTACTTCTGATGCAGGCCGCCTTCTGTTCGCAGCCCCATATCGTAGATACCGTTTGGAATGCGCGTCTTGCCAGCCACCTTGATCTCACGATGCGTGTCTTCTGCGGTAAAGCACAAGAACTTACCATCAAGGGACAGATGCCCTAGTGTTGTCGTTCCGTCATCGAAGAATCGTTTAAGTCTGAGCATAATAGTAACTATGTATTATACACTACGCCAAATTTTATGCTGATTTTGTCACATCTGGTTCAGGGTCAGGCGGTGGGGATGGACGGGAAGTCGATACGGAGCCACCTTCGTCAAAACCGAGTGATAGAATATCGACTTGATCGTCCACACTCCATATCCTCCCGGCGGCTATTTTGATCGCTTCCTCGATTACCTTTTCGGGATCGTCAAAACTTCCTTTAGACTTTAAATAATCCATTACTGCAGAAGCGTGATAAGCACCAGACCCATGACAAACGTAATCCTCGATTGGCTCCATGAATGATAAATCTGAACTCGTTACAAAAAGCCTGCTTTTATACCCCAAGATCAACCCACCATCACCGCCATACGGTTCCTTTGTCTTGTATGTACCGTGTTCAATGAACGTCTCTATCAATTTTTTGGACCAACTCCCACACAAATAACTCATTAAGTCTTCTGTTTTTTCATTGAATATGGGTGGCTTAAATACGTGTTTTAATATTTGTGACTCTCGAACACTTCCGCAAGCGCCAATTATGAAGTTTTCACTCTTAAAAACCTTTGACTCCTTAGTCACCAAAAATTGCAATCCCCAAGTCGTTCTTCGATCTCCACCAATATAGATTTTGTCTTTATGCTTTATCCCAATAATACAAGTCATTTGTTAGGCTCCCTCGTTATAAGTTGATACTATTCTATGAATTTTAACATTAATGAATAGTCTACAGTAGCATATGGTATCATGCAGACATGAAAGCCGAACTCACAACTAAGCTAATTGCTTTCAAGAATTACTTTGTTTGGTGGATAGAATTTGGGGGCCGTAAAATCTTTGTGAGGCTCTCGAACAATTAAAAGGGATATCTTTGACACCAAATAAAATTGAAATCACGTGTACCGGCTCCCACTATATCGAGTACAAGAAGCTAGTAGAGTTTCAAGGCGACCTTAAAACGCTCTCTAGTGAGAACCTAGAGAAACTACGCCAGTCTATTCTTAGGAATGGATTCACCACTCCTTTCTTTGTCTGGGAGTCACCAGAGGGTACCCCCTTCATTCTTGACGGCCATCAACGCTTGAAGGCGCTTAAGTCGCTCATCAAAGACAACTACACCATAGACAAAGTGCCGATAGTCAAAGTGCAAGCAGAAAGTAAAGACAAGGCAAAAGAGAAGCTACTTGCTATTACGTCGCAGTACGGTGAGTTTCACATGGATACGCTCAATGATTGGATGAAGGCCTTGGACGAGGACACGCAAGGGTATCTTCGTTTAGTCGATACAGAGCTGCAGTCAATTATTAATCAGATAGACTCAGATACTCCCCCACCAGAAGAGGACGAGTTTCCAGAAAAGAAGCGAAAGCCCATAGAGTGTCCTGATTGTGGGGCGGTGTTTTGAAAAAGAAAATATTTTTTGATGCCGAATTTACGGGGCTTCATCAAAACACCACGCTTATCTCAATAGGGCTTGTTTCAGAGTGTGGGAGGACGTTTTATTTTGAATTAACCGATTATGATGAAAACCAAATTAATGAATGGCTTTCTAAAAATGTGATTGAGAACTTAAAAGTGACAGAAGAGAAGATAGGCAATGATGAGAATGGTTTTTGGGAAACAGATAACGTAATGTACCCAACACAGGGCAATCTTTTGGGAAAAGGAAATCATGTTTTATTGAAAGACTTATTAACACATTGGCTGAAAAATTTTAAAAGTGTTGAAATGTGGTCTGATTGTTTAGCGTATGACTGGGTATTGTTTAATAATATATTTGGAACTGCCTTTGATATCCCTAAAAACGTTTATTACATCCCTTTTGATATTTGCACTCTTTTTAAAGTGAAAGGTATTGATCCAGATATATCTAGAGAAGAATATGCTGATGCAGAAAATGACCCGCGAAAAAATAAACACAATGCGCTATGGGACGCCTTAATTATAAAGACATGCTATCAGAAGCTATCAAAGATAGACTAAAAAGAAAAACAAAATAGTTCCCTTTTCATACCTAATTTGGCAATTAAAATGCTTCCCTCTATAATGGAGGTATGCACCCGAACCACAGACAGTTCGCGGAGATGTGTGGGGTCTCTCGCGAAAACATATCAGCACTGGTAAGAAGAGGTAAATTAGAAATAACAGGACGCGGCAGGATCAACATATCCAAGCCCAAAGCCAGCGCCTATCTTGAAAAACAGATGGAAAAGCTTTCTCGTTCCGATGGAACACAACAGGAAGAACGCCCCCCTAAAACGAAAACAGTCCCTCCCACAACCACTGAGAAACCCCCCGTTACAAAGATCAAAGATCCTATCGATAATAAGACTATGAAAAGCGATCCTGAGATCATTATTGAGGATGCTGATAACAGTAAACAAAGCAGTTCTGCGATTAAAGTTGAGCGTCCTGCGCATCTTTTTAAGCCGGGACAATCTGGAAACCCCGGAGGAGCGCCAAGGGGGAAACGGTGGGCCACCATGCTCAATGAAATGCTTAATGGTAAAGGCGAACACCTTGCTAAGGAGTGGGGAATAGAGCTGCCAGAAGGATCGACAATTCAACAAGCGCTCGTAAAGAAAATGGTAGCGATGGCCCTTTCTGGAAATGAAGCTATGATCAAGTTAATCATGGAGCGAATGGACGGTAAGCCTGTTCAAGGGATCGCCCACCTCTTAGCAGGCGATGAAAGCATCATGAGCATTCCTAATGCGGCCAAAGAGATTCAGGTAAAATTTTTACGATCTAATTTTGACAAATCTCATTGATGACATCTTCCATAGATATGGGGATACCGCAGGTATTCGAACCGCTATTCTATTCAAAATTCAGAAACAACATATTGAAGGGAGGGCGGGGCAGCGGTAAGAGTGAAACTATGGCTAGGGTTCTTCTACTGGCGGCTATACAAAGAGATGAAAAAATACTTTGCACCAGAGAAGTCCAAAATTCGATAAAGGAATCAGTGTATGCCCTTTTGGAAGATGTGATTAACCAATACGACCTTCCATTCGTGGCTACAAAGGAAGCCATTCGCTGCACAATAAATGACAGCGTGTTCATATTCAAAGGGTTAAAAGATCATACGGTACAGTCAATAAAATCAATCAAGGGTGTCACTAAATGCTGGGTCGAAGAGGCTCAAATGGTCTCAAAAAAGAGTTTAGAGCTTTTGGATCCGACAATACGTGAGCCGGGGTCCCAATTATATTTTACATACAATCCATTAGATGAGCTGGACCCCATATTTGTTAGGTATGAAGAGCATGCCGATGACAATACATTGGTCATTACCGCAAACTGGTATGACAATAAGTTCTTTCCTGAAGTATTAAACGACGTTCGTTTGAAAGACAAAAAACGAAACCTGGAGGATTACACACATATATGGGAAGGCCAGCCCATGTCCCATGGAGAGAATGTTGTTTTTTCATACTCCCGCATTCGTGAGTCTATGGATAGGGTGATAGATAATCCTGAAGGACCCATTGAAATTGGTGTGGACGTAGCGAGAGAGGGAAGCGACAAGGTGTGCATCTATAAAAGAAAGGGCCTTAAAGTCATAAAGAGATGGAGTTCCGACAAGCCAATAAGGACGTGGAATGTGGCCACCAAAGTACTGGAAATAGCGGGGGACAAATTTGACCTTATAAGGGTAGATGATACAGGGGTGGGTGGCGGCGTCACTGATGAGCTAATAAGGCTGGCAGGTCACTCAAAAGTGATTGGTGTGAACATGGCCAGCAAACAGGGTATAGATAAGGACAAGTATCCCAATATGTCATCGTTTCTATACTTCCATTTCGAAGAGAATTATTTGGACAAAGCAGACTTGCCACACGACTTGGAGCTGCTCAAGGAATTGGGATTAAGAAAATATCACAGAAAAAACACGTTGAAGTTGAGACAGGTGGAATCGAAGGAAGAGTTCAAAAAAAGGCTGGGCCACTCGCCGGATGACTCAGACGCGCTTCTTCTGTGCTATTCAGGCCCTAATATTGAAACATTAGAGTATCAATTTATCTGAGCTAAATTTCCGTAACGCTACCCATGATGATATAGTTGATAGCATAAGTCAGTATCTCTCCAAACGACTTGGACATAAAAAATTGCAGTACAAATTTTTATGAAAAGGGGCCGTGATTCAAATGATTATAGCTGTGAAAATTCTTTTAACTCTATCTACTTTGTGGGCCACATCTTTATACTTGAGCCGTGCTTGGTCTAATAACACAGAGTCTGAGAATCTTGTGAAGCCAGCGCAGATTATCTACTTCGTTTTAACGCTCTCACTCCCATTGTCTATCATATCGGTAATATGGTTAGTCAGCCCGAAGTGAAGTAAATGGCATTTTATAACCTAACCACCCTAACTAAAAGCGTTCCCAGTGAACTAGAATCAAAATCAGACAGGACAGGACAACTTTTTAACCAAGAGTTAAGAAATTTGATGCGCTTAGGAATCAATAGAGATGTTGGTCCCACATTCGCCTATAAACTGTACAATTTCAACAGCGCGGTATCCGACGCCGTAGACAGAATCGTCCAAAAGGCCATGAATCTTCGCCCTATTATCAAGAACAGTGACGGCTCAGTTGAAAAAGAACATGACGTTTTGGAGTTCCTTAGGAGGCCGAACAAGCTCCAAAACTTTAAGGACTTTATCGAGACTGTTGCCACCAATTACCTATTGAATAAGAACACATATATGGAAGTGCTGGGTAATATCAATTCGGCACCTATAGATATATATGGACTAAAGAACACATGGGTCAGCATTACTGAAAAAACAAATGCAGCTCTCTATCAGATTTCAGTCACTGGGCTGTATACCTTTCTTGGTGGAACATTTAATTTGACATTGGAAACGGGCCGAATATTAAGCGATAACAACCTGAAAGAAATTATGCATGCCAAGGGTTTCACCTTTTCTTTTGGTGTTTTGAAGGCGGTCTCCATCCTATCCTCAATAGAGAGGGAAGCAGGCATGATTGACCAAGCAAACAATCACAATCTTAGTCTGCTTGAAAAGGGATTTAACGGCAGGGGGATTCTTAGTGTGAATACACAAGATAATGAGGGATTCGAACAATTGGTCGGTGATTTAAAAAACACCCAGTCAGGTTCTGGAAATGCCAACAACCTATTAGCGGTGAAAGGGGAAGATATAAAATTCACCGCTTTCGGACAAACGAATAAAGATATGGAGTACACAAAGTCTAGGGAAACGGCTAGGCAGACCGTGTTCCAACGATTTGAAATACCTAAACCCATAATGGAAGGCAGCTCACAAACCTATAGCAACTATCTAACGGCTCAGACAGCCCTCTATGATGACGCTGTGTTTCCCCTTTCCGATAAGATATTCGCCAGCTTAACGGACCTATTTGTCAGCCGTAAGATGCTTCAGAAGGACCAGTTCATTACCTTTGATACATCGGAAGTACCAGCGCTTCAATTGAGACGAAATGAGGAGCTTAAAGCACTGAGACAAGCGTTCATTATGTCGCTTAACGAGCTTCGGTCTATCGCGGGTAAAGAGGAAGTGCCAGGAGGAGATATAGTTTATATTCCTTCCAATCTAGTACCGGCTGCCACCGACGCCTTCACCGATGATAATGTCGATCCTCCCAAGCAGTTCATGGAACTAATGAAACAAAATGGTTCACCTGCAGAAGAGATAAAGGAACTTTGGCATGCCTACCAAACAGCTTTTAGGTCGAACGAAAAGGGCTAGACGTAACCTTGCGCTTAAATTAGTCCTAGAACGACGATTTAAACCAGAGGTCCGGTCTTACTTTAACAATATCGTTAACAACTTCTTGGCAGTGTATGTCGCTACTGGCCAAACAATTACACCTGAATCATTCACAAGTGATACCCAGTCCTTGCTTAAGAAGCAGTATTTGCGGACCTCGAAGGCATTTAGCAATGAAATGAGACTGTCACAAGAGAAGGCATACGGACAGTGGCTGGTGAAGCAAGAGGAAGACGATAATCAGTTTGCTACATTGATAGATGCGGCACTGCTGACCTTCATCAATCAGGTGACACCCCAAAGGGCTGAGTTGATAGTCAACACAAACATTGAAGACATCAATACCTCTGTACGAGAAGCTACCAATCAACTGGTTCGAGACAACAGGGCTATCTCAGATGAATCCGTAGGCTTACTTGCAGCGACTATTTTAAGGCGAAAGTTTCAGGGTAGAAATACCACCATCACAATGACAGAGACACAGTTCATGGCGGAGTCTACTAAGCAGATTGAATCAGGGATCATTTCAAGTGGTGGGCGTATCAACATCAATGATATCGTGACATCCATTGGTTTCGGTGCGGTTCTAGGGACTAAGAGCTGGGCGTCTATTCTGGATGGGGATACGAGGACTGGGCAGTTTAACCACGTTCAGGCAGACGGGCAGCGGGTGGGTATGAGTGAAGCATTCGTTGTAAGTGGTCAAAGGCTTATGTTTCCAGGTCATAGCGGCCTAGGTGCGTCAATTGGAAATACTGTGAATTGTCGATGTTCTGCTTTATATCAGATAGATGGCGTCACAATCGCGGTAGTATCCGGGCCAGGAGCTCCTTAATTTCCGTATCTCACTCTTAATGGACTACAGAAAGCTCTTTAGCTGGTCTACGATTGCCTTAAAAATAGAATCCTTTGCTTGCTGATCTTTTGGTAGTTTCTCGAACGCCACACAACAGGGGTGGGTTTTCGATTCCTCGTTTTTTTCTTCTCCGTAAATCCAACCATCATCGATTTTTTGTTTTAACCAATTATCATGGGAAGCACTTGGTGAAGCATCTGGGTTATCAATATGGAACTTAACACCTTCTTCTGCTGATTTTATTTGCCAATCGGGTGAATCGCCCCACTCTTTCTGACTCATATCCCCCTGGGATTCACAATACGCTTTGTTTATTTGATGACATACTTTTGCTATTTCTACTGTTTTCATTTTTAACTCCTTTAA